AGTCTGTAAGACCCCTCGGGAGGGGGTAGGGCGAGGAGACTCCTTGTGTGGGGGGGCATGCGGTCGCTTTGGTCTGGTGCGTCCACTCCGCGAAATGCTTGAGGACGTGCGGAATGGATTGAGCGTTGGCCCATGAGTCGCCGTCTGCCTTTGGGTATTCGCTTGCGACAAACTCATCCCATCCGTTCGGCTTTGGCGCACACTTCTTGCCGGTTCCGACCGGCGCTTTCTTCACACGAGGCCGGCGCTTTACGGCCTGCGAAAGCCACCGTCGCCAGCTCTCATCGTCCAGGCTCCATCCCATGCGTTCGCACCGTCGCCTCCAGTTGCGGTCCTCTGATTCGATGTTCACACCCATCGCACGCAGCTCCCCTTCCAATTCAACCACACCCCTTTCGTCGTCGTCGTTCGTCTCAGCATTGCCCGCGGCCTGCGGCCTCGCGCGGTTACTACTATTGTTTTCTTCTTCTTCTTTCTCTACTCTCAATGGAATCGCAGCGCGCTCACGAAGAGGCGCATCGACTTTGCGAGCCTGCAGTGCTGGACGCACCACGCGACTCGGCTCCGGCTCAGGCATCGCGAATAGCGACGGCCCGAAGTTCGGTAGATCCACTTGTTGAACAGGCGGTTCCACCCCGAACGGATCTCTCCCTTTTTCGTAGCGCATCATCTCAGCCACTTCGATCCAGTGCCGGTGTCCCTGAAAATGCCGAATGAGCATCCCCGACGCGGTCAATTCATTGAGCGCGGCGCGGATTCGATTCGGGTTCCAGGCGCGAAAGCGGCGCGGTGGTGCAAAGCAAGCGGTTCTGATGGTGTGTTCGGGGTGAGAAGGGTCGAGCGCAAAGCGCCAGCGCGCATCAGTGCAACTGGATAGGCGGCGGAAAAGAGTTTCGGAATCATCAGAGAGCCCATTCAAAACGGGATCGGTAATCCATCCCGAGGGCGTGCAGATAAATGAGCGAGGCGTCATGTGAGTGCGGTGTGTGGTAAATTGTCAGCGCCTTCGCGCTGCCGTTGGATCTCCCTGTCCATTCGCGTCACGGGCACGCCGTGCTCGCCATCATCCCAGCACGTCTCACACACCCAGGCTTTCGCCACGTCGCTCCAAGCTAGATCCTCGGCGGGCCATGAGTAAGACTCCGCGCAGTGCTTGCACGGATACAGCGCTCGCGGAATTGGCAGACGATCGCTCATGCGCGGTAGTTCCTCTCATTCCAATTGGACCGCGCCTGTTCCAAGGTCTCGCCGTCGGCCGTCGTCGCGCAGCTTGGCGAAGTACACCATGCCGTGAAGCGCGCCGGCTTCCCGAACCTTCGGTTGCCTGGCACGCGTTCGACGCGTGGCCACCCGAGACAGCCAAGGCACGTCACGAAGTTCACAGGATGGACCTTTGTTGCTCTCATTCGCGCTCCCAAGGTTCCTGGTAATCCATCCCCACAAATTCAAACACCTCGCGCTCACTCGTCACCGCGTGACGCTCGATCGCCAGTCCCACCCTCCGCTGAAAGCCAGCCTCCTCCGGACTCGGCTCCCAATGCCAGCCCATCGCCTGCGCAGCCATACAGATCCGCGTGTTCGTCACCTTTCCGCCCGTGCGACACACCACGGTATTCCAGAAGCTCGCCTCCGTGCAGCCGAAGAAATCCACCGGTATCCCGCTCTCCACATGCGTCGCAAAACGGTTCCACTGCCCCCACCCCGTCAGCGCCCCATTGCACTTCAGCCGCTTGCGCAGCACACCGCGCGACACCAGATCATCGAGCAGCGCGTGCGTCGCAGGCTCATGCACAGCCGGCCTCAGCAGCTCCCCCAGGAGATCCCGCTCCTCGGGCTTCACACACACCACCCGCGGCGCAAACACGATCTCCACATCCCCCACCATCTTCCTCCGTCGCCGCAGCGAACCGCACACCTTCAGCAGCCGCGCGGGATCACCCTCGGCGCAGAGCGGCATGAAAAGGGGACACAAGTCAGCAGCCACATCCAGCGCGAGACGCGAATCAAACTTCACCTTCTCAGCCGGCCCATCATCATGCGCGAGCGGATCGTCCCACGAATCCGGCATCTCGATCTGTCTCCTCAGCGTCATGCTCATGATGCCGGGGGCGGCGTATAGTCCACCTTCACATCGCGGATCTCCCGCACCACATCCGCGCGCGGGTAGAGAAAGCCAGACACACCGCGCTCCTCGATGCCCTTCATGCACCCGAGCCACAGCAGCTCATTGGACGGCGCGCGCGACGTGATCTCCGGGAACACCGTTCGCACCGTCTTCTCCTTGGTCGTGCCGGGAATGTTCACGCGACCCTCCTCAGGACGAGTTGGTCGATGAGCGTCACTGCCTCGCCGACGGTCTTCACGCGATCCGCTTCCGCGTCCGCGATGCTGATGCCGAACTCCAGCTCCACGGCCATGGTCATCTCCACCTGATCCAGGCTGTCCGCGCCCATGTCGCGGAAAGTCGTCTCCGGCGTCACCAGCCTCGGCTCCACGCCGAGCAGCTCGATGATGATCTCTTTCAGTTTCTCGTGCGTAGTCATGATGCCTTCGCTTGTTGGATTGGTTGTCGAAATGCCGTCACCTTCTCGCCGCGATCGATGCGCCGACCGGAGATCACCTTCTCACGCGCCGCCGCGATGATCTGAGACAGAAAGAACCGCTCCCCCTCCCGGCCGAACGCCACACTCTTATCGAGCCCCCACTCCACATGATTGCGCCGCAACACGACCTCCGACTTCCCGAGCAGCTCCGCCGCCGCCGCCGGCGACAGCATCTCAAACAGATTCGCAAGACTGCTCGCCGCCGCCTCCGAAAGCATGGCCTGATTCTCCGGCCTGGACAGCACGCGCTCGAACCCACGCGCCGCCGCCTCGATCAAATCCTCCTTCGTCAGCTCCAGGCTCATACGGCACTCCTTTCCGCAAGCGTCATCTGCCCGGACGTCTCGATCTGCCTGCCGATGCGAACTTCTCGCCCAGCGCGCATTCCAGCGAGGACAGCATCATCGTTCCGTTTGAACCGCCGCTTGTTCTTTTCCACCGGACAATCGCCATGATACTGCTCCATGTAGTGAGCGACCTCCCGATCCTGACTGCGGAGAATGATCGCTGTCTTCGAGTCTTCGATCTGCGACTCCGGCTCAGCGACCGCGAGGTCGGCCTGATAGCGATGTTTCACAGCAAACGCCCATCCAAGGCAGAACTGATGCGCCGCGCCCTCGGGAGTGCGCTGGCGTGACCGCTTCCACCGCCCGCGCTTGAATGCCTTCAGGTCGCGGCCGCACTGCTCGATCACAAACGCGTGTGCCGCCACTGCGGCGACGACGTTGTGCTCCATTCCCACATAGGTGGCACTCCGCATGTCGAACAGGCAACGCACGCGGAAGATCGCCATGCAGAGGGAGGTCGCTGCCTTCTCGACTACATCGAACAGCACGCGACTTTGAAACGTGTGCTCGGCCACGCGAGCACGATCTTCCTCGGCGCGCACACAGCCAAGATCGATGCTGTGTCGCCGCGCGATGTCAGCAGCCTTCTGCAGCGCGAGCGCCGCCTCGTGTTCATTGCTCGAAGTGCCGAGCTTCAGGAGCCTCCGGATCGTCTCGAGCGCCTTGTCCTGGGGATTGATCATCGCGTCCCTCCCGTCAGCACGATCACGCCGCGCAGCGACAGCTCCAGATTCGCCACATGCAACATGCCGAGCGACTCCTCGGTCTGCGTCCCGCCCTTCGGCCCCGGCTTGTGCCGCACCAGCACCAGCTCCACCATGTCGCCGTGCTCACTCACGCAGCTCCGGATCTCCAGTTGATGCGACGTCGCCGCCCCGCTCTGCGACAGCGTCCCGAGCTTGATTGAGAACGAGTTCATTCGTCCGCGGCCTCCGGTTCAGATTTCTCCATCGCCGCCTTGAAGTCCTCGATCTCCGAGGGCAGCGCCGCCACCACCTCGCGCGACGGCAGCGCCTCCACATGGCCGGACATCTTCGCACTCATCATCGCGCCGACAGCCATCAGCCCAGGCTGAAGGATCCCACGCGCACAAGCGGGACACATCACCATTTGGATGCGTTCCTCCACGCACAGCCAACCCAGCCAGCGATGCATCCCGATCCCCGTGCCCACGCACAGCCCCACGCGCCCGCTCGGCGCGTGACGCAACACCTTCTGGAACCGCGCCGCATCCGGCTTCATCCGCCGCTCACAGCGCCGCCACGCCCACCCCTGCAGCCGTCCCCAAGCGAAGCGCCAGAAGTGCGACACCAGATCGCAAAGCCCCCACATCGCCAGACACAACAGCCCCGTGCTCCAAGGCTCACTCACGATCACCGCGATCACCTGGCGCCGCCTTTCCTCAGATCATCGCAGCCAGGGCAAAGAATGCTCCCCGCGAGAAACGCCACACGCTGGCAGCGCGCGCAATAGGCCGCTCGCCGCGTACCGGACTCGGTGACAAATGCAGTCACCGACTGCGAGTCAGACACACCGGAGCCGCACGCCACGTCCCCACGCGCGTCATCGGCCCCGGTGCGCTGCCTCACCATGTCACTGGAGAAATCCTGACGCGCCGCCTCGCGCGCCATCCTGCGCAGTCGCAGCGCCGTGCGGAGGCAGTCGCTCAGCACAAGCGCGATCGCACCGCTCGACACCAAGCCGAGCCCAAAGAACACCCATTGCAGCCATGCGGGAATCACGCTGCCCTCCTCTCACCGTACGCGCGCAGCTCGCGCTCGTGCAGTGCCGATTCGATCGGCTTGATGGCTCGCTTCACCGTGCGCTCAGCCTCGCCGTCCATCTCATCGAGCAGCGCATCGAGCTTCGCGAGAATGGCGCGCAGCGGTTCCAGCAGCGGATGCTTTCCGAGCCGACGAACGACCCGCTCCACGAAGCCGCTGCCATCCTCCAGCAACTCCTCGAGCAGCGACAGGCCGTGGCCGTCCACGCGATCCGTCGCGCTCAACGCCTCACTTCGCTTGCGCAGCGTGCGTGCCTGGGCATCGAGATCCATCGCCTCCAACCGCAGATCGCACGCCTCGCCTTCGATCTGCGACGCTTTGAGCATCAGCGCGGCCGCTTCCGACTTGCGCGACTTCAGATCGCTCGCCACAGGGAACATCGTCCCCTGCACATCCGGCACTAGAGCAAAGGTCGCGCTCATGCCCTTCCCTCCTTCGCTCCTTCGCGGTGAATCTCCGCCTTCTCCGTCTCCGCGGCGATCCGCTCCTCGGCCTCCTTCGCGAGAAAGGCAACCGCGAGAGATGCCACCTTGTCGATATTGCCGTCGCGAATCAGCTCTGTGACGGTTTGCTCAGCCGCTTGGACCACATCCGCGAAGTCCTGCGCGGCCTCGGTGACATGTCCGCCCTCCAACAACGCCCGCGCGGCGCTGCCGAGCTTCTGCGCATCGCACGCCAGCTCTGCAAACATCGGCGGCCCGCACCGCGGCAGCTCATCCCCGAAGTCCGCATCCCCCTCTTCGGCGATGCGAATGGCCACGCACGCGACTTGGATCGCCTCCTCGCGTTGACGCTGCCGGTCGCGCGGCATCTCATGCGCCAGCTCCCCGACCTCTTCGAGCAGCGCAGCAAAGAGCCGTTCATTGCTCGGGAACTTCGAGCGAGCCCGCAACAGCTCGGCCGCCAGTGCAATGATGGCGCTCACGCTGCCACCCCCTCACGTTCGGCGTGGTCGCTGCGACGTTCCGGCACCGGCACGCCGGAGGCGGACAGTGCGGCGAGACAGTTCAGGCCGAGCCTGCGCGCACGGTGCGGCTCCCCGATCCGGATGAGCGCACGCATCGAGCCCTTCGTCTCCCCGTCAATCACGCCGTAGCAGCGCTTGTCGAACATCTCCGCCGACTTCGCCCCGCACCAAGCACACCGGCTTGGAATGGCACTCACGCTGCCACCCCCTCGCTTTGTTCCCCGGCGAGAAGACGGGCGAGGTGTTCGGATTCGTCTGCCTCGGTGAACCACGTCCACAGACCGGCACCCGCGATCTCCATCTTCATCGCGTCGTAGAAGAACGCGACCTTCGGGTCGGCGATGTCCTCGAATCCGAACGCGAGCAGCACCGCGCAGAGCTGCTGCCGGATCTTCCAGTCGAGCGTGACCAGCTCGATGAGCGACGCCATCTCGCCATTGTACAGCGACCAGAGCAGGCCGCGCACGATGTGCGACTGCCCGGTCTTCTGTCGCATCACCTCGCACAGCTCGCGCAGTGCGGGCCGCGCCGCCTCAGCCGCTGCGCGCCGCTCGCGCTGCGTGCGTTTCATCGAGCCGAAGAAGGCATCGAGCGCCGCCGCGCGATCCTCCTCGCTCGGCAGGACGATGACCGGCCCGCGCGCCGGCAGTGTGTGCCCGTTGGTCTCCTCGGGTGTGGAGCCGCGTGAGGCGTCGTCGCCTGTTGCGGGGGGTGCAGTGTGTGTCTTCATGGTTTAGAGTGCGCGTGCTTGTTCCCGGACGCGCGCCGGGTTTGGTGAATCAGTGAGGGTTCCGGCAGCCGCGGCTTTGTTTCTCAGGGTATGAAGAGCCCGTCGCGGGATCTCCCATGCGCCTCTCACAGCGCCGCGCACCATGCGCCGCGACTGTCGGAAAGTGTTCCCCGGCTTGCGTGAGTGCAGCCCGCGCACCCGATGCCCTCGGCTTGAGTTCCATTCTTACCGATGAGAACAGCAGATGCGTGCGTGGCACGGGAAAGAGTGTGCGAGTCGTCTTCATGCGCGGGATTCGGCAGAGCCGCGTGAGGCGCTCGCGCCTTTTACGCGGGGGAGGAAATGCAGCGATTGACGCTTCACCTTCAGCAGCCGACGCGTGCGTCCGGCCGTGTAGGGGTTCTCGGGCTGCTGGATCATCAGACCCTCGCCGCCGGCATCGAGGACCGCGCGCAGCTCCGCGAGCAGATGCACGCGGTCGCGCAGGACGACCGAGCGCGTGAACTCCAGATGACGCGGGGCGGCAAAGGACTGCCAGGCGGCGAGCATTCGCTCGTCCGCGTTGCGACCCTCGTGCTCCGGCGCATCAAAGACGTAGAGCTTTGCCAGCTCCCACTCCGCGCGATTCGTCGTGCGGCGCAGACTCGTCGTGTGATTCGCGCCCTCCTTGCCAGCGACCAGCTCGCAGCACAGCGGGAAAGAAGGCAGACCTTCGAGGAACCAATCCGGCGCGGCGATCACATTGCCATCGCGGGACAGCAGACGCTCCCCGTCCCACAGCGCGCAGTGCCCGTCCCACTTCCGCATTGCCAGCCAGCCGGAACATTGCTGCCCGGAGTAATCCACCCCGTGCATGAGCTGATCTGCGTTGAAGCGGTGAGCAGTCATGCCAGGAGCCGGTAGAAGCTGTGCGTCACGCCGCTGCTGGCGCGTTCGTTGCGATGCTCGATTGCGAGGCCGCGCTTGCGAAGGTCCGCGATCCGCGAATGCACCGCGAATGCGCCGCTGGCCTGCCAGAGGTCCGTCATCGCGACCCACTGGCCGATCTTCGCCCGCAGCGCATCCGCGATGCGCTCGCACTGCGAACGCCCCGCGCCGCGCACGGCAAACTCCATCTGGTCGCAGGGCATCATTGCAGCGAGAGAATGTGAAGGATGCAACGCACGACGCCGAACGCAGCCACCACGCCGAGCGCGATGGTCACGCACAGCGAGCGACGGAAGCGAGCCCGTGTAACAGCGCGATTCTCGCGCACGCAGGCCGCATGGAATGGGGATGGCGCGGTCATGTTCAGGCAGCGGCTTGGAGCTTGGCCATGTCGCGCACGACGACCTTCCCGTTCTCGATGACGACCGCGCCGCTTTCGAGCGCCGGGAGAAACATCTCCACGGCGAGGGTGAGGAACTTCGCCTTGCTGGTCACGACACGCCGAACTGTGACGAGCGTGTGGATCTTCTTTCCGGTGGCGATGTCTGGGACGTATTGAATCGGGTTTCCGTTGTGCATGGGTTCCATTGGAATCCAAATGCGCCCAAGTGTCAAAGAAAATCTTTGACAATCTTTGTGCGGGGCCGAATCTCCCAGCCATGAAGACCAAATCGGAAAGGATTTCCGCGCGCATCAGCGTGGATCTGAAAAGGCGGATTGCGAGAGTGGAGGAAGCCACCGGCATGAGTGAGGCGCAGCAAATCGAAGCGAGCGTTCTTGCCCTCGTGGCGTTCTTCGAGCTGCACGGCTATGTCGCCAATCCCATGACCGTCGCGCCGAAGGCGAAACCTGCGACGATCCCCACGCCGACTTTTCCCTCAACTGCACGGCCACCCCAACAGGACCCTCACTCAGTCAACGAGTCCGCGCCGACGGCCGATGCAGTCCCCCTCACTCGCAGCACCACCCCGGCGCAGCCCGACATCACCAAGACCCGCCGCGGCATCCGCGGCATGATCGCCAAAGAGAAAGGAAAGTCATGAACACACAGCCAGCATCGAAAGACGACCCCGCTATCTCACCCCTCGCGCGCCGCGCGGCTGCCGTGTGCGATCGCATCGCCAGTATTCCGAGCCTCGGATGGATCGCCATCATCGCGGTCGCGGTCATACTGATGTTCGGCTTGTCGGGTCAGGAAGCCGCAGACGCCGTCCGTCGGCAATCGCTGCCGCGCGTCTTTCTGAATGGAACGGTCACGCAGTTTTTCTCAGACGGATTCGTCGTGCGGAAAACTCCCGACACGATGCCGACGACGTCCGCTTCGCGGATTGCCTCGATGGGAGGGGGCGGCCCATCGCGCACGTTCGCCGGTTCATTCTCAGAAGGCCCATCCATCTACTACGTCTGCGGGTATCCAAAGCAAGGGGCGCTCGGCATCGGGGACACGATTGCCATCACCGCAGTGCGCGACGGCAGCAAAGAACTGAAGGCCGGCGAGCAATGGCAGCAAGTCGCGCGTTACTTCTGGATGGCCGAAGGAGATCGCACCGGCAAATGATGCGCGCTCTCGTCATCATCCTCGCGCTCGCATCGAGCGCACACGCGGGCGGCCCGGGCAGCGGACGCCGCTGCAATCCCGACGCGGCCGTCTGCACCGCGTGCCGCGACTGCACGAAATGCGGAGCCTGCGCGCAGCGAGGCATGAGCTGCAGCGTCATGCGCGACCAGTCCGGTGCCCAACAGCGCGCACGCGACGCGAAGCGCGCGGCGTTGCGCAAGTAGATCCGGGAAAGATATGCCCCCACGCATCCCCAAGACCCTCCGCATCCACGGCCTCGACTTCAAGGTCTGGCACCTGGGCGACGGCAGCTACTCGTTCGACTTCAAGGACGGCGGACGGCGCCGCGTGGTGAACCGCAAGGACTTCGACAAGCTCCGCAAGGAAGCCGAACGCATCGCCCTGGCGATCGTGAATGCTGACACGGCCGCGATGGATATGAGCGCTGGCGAACGCCGCATCTACATCGCCGCGCGCGACGCGCTCGCGCCCGCCGGCATCACAGTGGACGCCGCGGCGGGCATCGTCGCCGAGGCCGCGGGCATCCTCGGCAGTCCGCACGAGCTGATTGCCGCCGCGCGCTATTACCTCGCCCGCAATCCGCGCCGCACCGTCGCACCGCCCACCGCGCAGATCGTCGCCGAACTCATCGCCCATCTCACCGACAAGGGCCGCTCCGCGAAGTACCTCGTCGCACTGAGGCGCGACATGAGCAGCTTCGCGACCGCGCACCCAAAGCTCGACGGACTCGATGAGCAGGCGATTGCTGGCTATCTCCGCGCGCTGAAGGCAGGCCCGCGCCGGCGAGACAACGTGCGCGATGCCATCGTGACCCTTTGCCGATTTGCCCGCTCGCGTCATTACCTGCCCGACGATCAGCGCACGGCCGCCGAGAAAATCGAGCGCATCAATCCGGGCGTCGAGGTCGAGACATGGAGCCCGCACGAGCTGGCCCTGCTCATCGAGCACGTCAGCGACCGCTGGCGGCCGTGGCTGGCCATCGGTGCCTTCGCGGGACTGCGCACGTCCGAGATCTTCCGGCTCGAATGGCGGGCGGTGAAATGGGAGCAGCGCGTCATCTCCGTCAGCAGCAAAGTCGCGAAGAAAGTCCGCGTCTCGCGCATCGTCCCGATGAGCGACAACCTGCTCGCATGGCTCGCCCCCTGGCGCGACGCCGTCGGCCCCATCTACCCGAACCGCGAGACGCACCGCATCGGCCCGGCCTGGACCACGCTCGAGCATCATCACGGCGACGAGATCCGGAGGCTCGCGAAACTCACCGGCATCCGCTGGAGCGAGAACGCCCTGCGGCACAGCTTTGGAAGCTACCGCCTCGCGCTCGTGAAGAACATCGCCCAGGTCGCGATGGAAATGGGCAACAGCCCCGAGAAGGTCCGCGAGCACTACCACGACCCAAAGTCCGAGGACGAGGCCAAGGCATACTTCTCCGTGCAGCCACCCGAGGCCGGAGCCAACATCCTGCCCCTGCCGCTGGAGTTCCGGTAATCCTGTCAGGAATCTGTCAGGATTCCGCGCGTCGCCTCAGCCAACAGGTTCACCCGTGCGGGTTCGAGTCCCGCTGCCGGTACCGCTTTTGTGCGGTCAGTTGGTGGGCAGTTGTGCGCGTTCCCTCTGGGCGCGGCTTGAATGCGGGATTCGCGATGACGACTGGCTTCCGACTGGCGATGCAAAGTTGTCAGGATTTGTTCGGATTCAGCGGCGGGGGAAAAGCTGCTCCATGGGCACGCGGAAGACTTTCGCGAGCGTCAGCAGATCGGTGTCTGCGAGAACGCGTCTTCGTGATTCAATGGACGCCACGACGAAGCGCGTGATGTCCAAGCCTGCGAGCTGGCATTTGGCGGCGAGCTGTTCCTGCGACCATTCGCGTGCGGTGCGAAGTCTGCGGATCGTGGGGCCACAGACGTTGCGGTGTTTGTCGGCATCCATGCTTGACGAATCTGCCATCGGCGCGGATTGGCGTGTTGCATGGGTGCAACAAACCGCGCGGCCAACAAACTTCCTGATGCGCTGCTCGTGCGCTATTTCCGCGAGGGGAAGATTGAGGACGTTCGCGGGGTGACGATTGCTGGCGACGTGGTCACGGTGACGAGCGGCGCGGGCGATGCCAGGCGCGTGGAATTATGGCGGGATCTCGGGGGCGGGCTCGGCTTTGTGCCGGATGCGGACGAGGCGCAGTGAGGGTCAGCGCCCGAGGTCGGCTTCGAGTTCGGAGCGGAGGGCGGTGGTCGTCTTCGTGGTGCGGTCGTAGTGGGACGATTCGATCCATTTGCCGCCGACGAGGACGTGGCCTTGCGGGTCGAGGATGATCGGGAGCGCTTTGCCGTTGGCTCGCAGCCAGGCGGAGATGGCGACTCGTTCGTCAGTGCCGACGGGTGCGGATGGCGGGGGCGGCGGCGTCTGTGCGAGGTCCATCGCGGCGCGAACGCCGGCGATCACCCAGGCTTTGGTGATGCTCGTGCCTGGGCACGTCTTGCTCGTCTTCGGATCGTCGCGGTGGAAGTTGATCGTGTCTGCGCTGGCGGACAGGCCGAGCCATCGCAGGAGTTCCGCGATCGTCCAGAAGGCGGTCTGCCAGCACGCGCGACCGCGGCCAGCGGTGGCGTCGTCGCGGCCGTCGTAGTCGCCGAGGACTTCGATGCCGAGGCGGGTGCGATTGAAGGACACCGCATGGATGCCTTGCTCGCTGGGGGGTGTGAGGCCCCAGACTCGCGAGTCGTCGGGGAAAAAGTGAGGACCGCGATCCCAGCCGCGCTCGTGCGTGTAGCCGAAGGCGACGTTCTTCATCAGTTGTTTGCTCCATCCGCTCGGGCGCATGGCGAGAGTCGGCGGGGCGGTGTGGTGACACGTCACTCCTCGGACCCAAGCCGGGCGCGCGATGGCTGCGAGATATTTGCGAAGCTCAGCGCGATTCCACGATTTCCCGGTGTTGGCGTAGCTCACTTGGCCACGGCGAACGCCGCCTCGCTGAGCGCGGAGGCGACCGCGCTGATGATCGTGCTCTTGCTCACGCTGCCGTGGGCGAGGGCTTCGGTGGCGATGCTTTGCACGGCTTGCGCGGCGACGGGGTGGCCGGTGGCGTTGCGCACGAGCTGGGCGATGTCGCGCACGTCCACGGCGCTCCATGCGGCGGCGGCGGCGCTGTGGCCGTAGTCGGGGCCGAGGTTGTCGGCGACGAGGCCGCGGAGCTGGGCGACGGCGACTTTGCCGATGATCGTGCCGGCGTCACGGCGGACGGCGGGCCAGTCGGTGCGCGCGCAGCCGGCGAGCATGCAGGCGATCGCGAGGGTGAGGATGCGGAGGATTGAACCGCGAAGGAGCGAAGGAAGCGAAGGGGCGGATGTGTTCATGGGTGAGGTCATTTCATTGGGATGTCGTCGTGTACGTCGGGCGGTTCGCGCGGTGGATTGGCGCGGCGTGGGAGGTAGCGCTCTTCGAGGCTGGCAAGGATCGAATCTTTGCGGCGCTCGATGACTGCGCCGACGGCTCGCACGAGGGTCCAGCCGATGAGGCCGGCGAGGAAGCCGAGGCTGGCCCAGACGTGCCAGGTGAATCGCGCGGCCAGCTCGGGCCAGACGTTGCAGAAGAGGACGCCGGGGAGCATGGAGCCGACGAATGAGCTGCCGAGGATCACGCTCACGGTGTTGGCCGGAGTGCTGTCGCGTTTGCGGGCATCGAGGACGGCGATGACGGTGGCGAGCATCGCGCCGATCACGGCTACGATGTCGAATGCGCCGGGCGAGATGCCGACGGCGAAGGCGACGAGGCCGGTGATGGTGGCGAGGATGCAGTCAATCACGAGACAGTAGGGTGTCGAAAGGTGCATTTGCGCCGGGATCACTCCGGCGCGGCGTTGTCAAAGGGATTGACAGGCGCGAGGCGCGTTTTGCGGCGCTGCTCACAGCTTCCCGGCAGCAATGAAAAACGCATCGAGCTTCGCGTCCGTGTCGTAGCCGAGCGCGGCGGCGAGCTGGATGACGAGCGGGTTGGTCCGCAGGAAATCCACCTCGTAGTCGAACTGCGCGGCCACATCGAGATTCAGCGGCGGCGGGAGCGTCGCGATGATGGCCTGCACTTCGGTGCATTCCAGCGGCGCGGCGACTTTGCCATCCACGCGAAGCTGGCGACGAAGCTGCGACGCGGTGATGGACGGCGGCACCGGCACCACGATGGGCACCTTGTTCCACACCTTCGCCGCGTCGTCCCAACGCAGACGGATGCCAGCGGCCCGTTGCGCGGCGTGGCTGGTGAGTGCTCCATCGAGCCAGAGCGGGATTTCCTTCGCGGCCATCATCGTCGCGGCCTGCTCTGACACTTCGTCGGAGACTTCCATCACGGTCGCCTCGGGTGCGTGCCATTCCGGTGTGGTGTCGGTGATGCGGTTGATGCCGCCACGGGGATTGAGGACGAAGAATTTCATAGCGAGTTGATCCAACTGAATTTCTGATTGATGACTGCCGAAAGCTGGCGTCCGAGAATGTCGTGCCACTCAGGAGCGAGCGGCTTCACTTCGGGGCGGATGACGTGATCCCCGTAGGGCCAGCCCACGTCCACCTCGGTCGTGTATTGCGCCACGTTGGAAAAATCGTGCCCGTAGAAGTCCTCGCCAAGATACTTCCACACCGCTGCCATCGTCTCCGCTGGCTTCTCAGTCAGGTCTTCTGCGTGGACGAAATGCAGCCGGTCTTTGAAGCGGGCCACGGCTTCGTGCAGCCGCTCGATGGCGATGCCGAGCGGTGGAGTTTGCAGCCATGCGGATGCACGCTTTTCCGGCGTGGTGAAATTCGCAGGGTTCGCCTCCTCCGCTGCGATGAACGGCGAAGGATGCAGGCGGCGTTTCTTTTCCAGGCTGCACAGGATGCCGCGCACGTCGCGCACCGGCACAAGCACCTTCGCATCCGGGAACACGCGGAAAAGCTGGTCGAGATGCCCGATGTAGGAGCGGCACTTATCCACTACCACGGATCGCTCAGTGAGACCGTCGAAAGCCGACTGGCACCCGCCGCGCACGTAGTGGAAATACATGCTCTCCATCACGGGGCCGGTCACGGCTTTGGCTTCCTCCGTCTGAAATACCTTGCGGGCGATGTAGCCGATTTCGTGCAGCGGCGAGGTCGCGGTGGCATGGACACGCGGGTTCTGCGCGAGCAGGTTTTGCAACAGGGTCGAGCACGCGCGGGGAAGGCCGGATGTGAAGTGGACGGTTTTCATTAGAGGTCTTTTGTCACGGTGATGTCGGTTTTGCCGCCGATGGTCTGCCCTGCACCCGCAGTCCAAGTGCCATCCGAGGACCGGGCGTGTATGTCGGTCACGCCTGACGAGAGAAACACGTCGGCCACGTCAATCACCGAGAGTTCGACGTAGGCATTGACCGTGGTGAGGCCAGAACAACCAAAGAATACGTAGCTGCCGATGGAGGTAACACTGCTTGGAATGGTCAGAGTGCCGGTGAAGCCGTAGCAGCCGTAGAATGCGGAGTTTTCGATGGTGGTGACACTGCTTGGAATGGTCAGGTCGCCAGTGAAGCCGGAGCAGCCAGAGAATACGCCATTGCCGATGGAGGTAACACTGCTTGGGATGGTCAGAGTGCCGGTGAAGCCGTAGCAGTTTAGGAATGCGGCGGTGTCGATGGTGGTGACACTGCTTGGAATGGTCAGGTCGCCAGTGAAGCCGGAGCAGCCAGCGAATACCCAACTACCGATGGTGGGGAGCGAATCAGGCAACACTAGCGCACCTGTCAGGTTGCTCTGTCCGTAGAACGCATAGCTCCCAATGCTTGTCAGACCCGTGAGCAGCGAGAAGTCCAGCGTTGCGCCTGTGTCGAAATCGTCGGTCGTGGTAATTGAAGTGATGCTGCCGGGATCGGCAAACTTCACATCCGTCCCAACCAGAACGGGCGTGTCGCCCGTCACCGACCATCCGGCGATAGAGGTAACATTCGTGGCAAACGTAGGTAGGTAAAGGACGCTATCCTCAAGCCTCGCCCACGCGCCATCCTTCCGCGCATAAGGGTGCCCGTTCGATGGTGCATCGGAGAGGCCCGCTGCGACCGTCGTGAGGGTGCAGCGCCACTTGGACGTGACTGCATTCCAGACGAACAGCACGTCGAGCCGGTCGGTGGAGACGGTCGTATTCGGCAGGGTAGCCGCACCATTCTCGAAGGATGCACCCCACGTAATCGCCCGCGCCGCCGTGCCCGTGACGGAAATCCAGAGAGCCTGCCCATTCGTCGGCGTGCCACTGAGATTGCTGGTGAAGCTCGTGATGTCCGCCGCCTGCGCGGTGAGATCGTAGCGATCCACGTTGTCGGTGTTGATCGTCGGAGTGGCCGAGGAAGTCGCGGAGCCGATGCGCGGGGTGATGCGCTTGTTCGTGAGTGTCTCCGTGACAGCGGCCAGCAACGCTGCCTGCGCCGTCGCATCCGCCGCCTGCAGCATCGCAAGCCCGGCGGCGGTGATGCCTGCGATGTTCGCCTGCCCGACGATCCAGCTCGTGCCGACGCCAGCCTGTGTGCCGCCCGCATTGTCTGCGACGCACATGATGAGATCCGCGACCTCCACGACGATGCCCGATGCACCGCCGACCTTGCCCGCCACAGAGCAGCGGTAGAAATCCCCATTCAGCGCCACCGGGTAATTCGGGTTGGCGCTGCAATCCAGCGGCCCTTTGTTTTTCGAGACGCCCGCCAGCACCGATGCGACGTAGGCACGCGTCGCCTTCTGGCTCGGTACTTTGGCATCGCTGTCTGCCGCCATTGTGGCGTCGGTGTCGAGGTCGGAGGCAGGCAGGAGCCCGGCGGCGCTGAGGGCGGCGAGCACGGCGGCGCTGTTGCCGGCGAGCGTGTTGTTCGCGAGGTTGACTTTGATGGAAGCGGTCTTCGGCATGGGTGAGATGGGTTAGCTGGCTTGCTTCCAGACGCGGGCGTTTGTGCCGGCGTTGTAGTCGTCCGGGCGAATGACGGCGGGGCTGGCTTCGGCGTCGGTGCCGGCGACGAGCTCGAAGACGACGAAGCCCTCGGTCGCGTGGATGAACCAGACGACTTGGCCGGTGGCGATGGCTCCGCTGGCGGTGGCGATGCCGTCGAGGTTGCCGCTGCCGCCGATGTAGCCGGTGACGCCCGTTGCGCGGATCGGCACTTCGAGCGAGCTGATGACTGTGAGGCCGCTCGGCGTGGTGGTCTGGCCGCTGCGATAGAGTGAGTTGTCGAGGCCGAGCTGGAACTTCTTGCAGATCTGGCGCTGGCTGCTGACGACGTAGGAGAACTCGGCGTTCAGCGTGACGCTGGCGATGTCGGCGAGCGCGCCCGCATTTCCGCCGATGGCGAGGAGCTGCAGCGCGAAGCCGGTGCCGAGCGGGTCGTGCTGTCCGCACGCGACGACGGTGCTCTTGGTAAGGGTGACGTTTGCGCCGCTGGCCGTGGCGGTGAAGCCGCTGTTCGCGGTCGTGGCATTGATGCGCGCGGTGAGTGCGGTGGCGACGGCCGTGTCGGCGTCGTTCGCGGCGATGGTCACGGTGTCCTGGAAGTTGCCGGTGCCGGGGACCGTGGCCACGCCGGTCGCGGTGTAGAAGTCGAAGTAGATGAAGTGCGTGGCGTCTATCGCGATCTTGAGCGTGCTGCCGTCGAGCGAGCCGTCCACGTCGGCGACGCATTGCACGAGGAGCTTCTCCTTGGCGGTGCGGACTGAGACGCCGAGGAGCTTCGCGAGTTCGAGACGGGCGAGGTCGAGCGTGCCGGTGTACCACACGAGGGAATCGCCGAGGTCGGTGCGCTTCGTCCACGTCACGCAGCTCGTGAGGGCGGGGCCGTCGTAGTCGCGTGCGCCGTCGGTGGTGATCTCTTTGAGGATGAGTGCGCCGTCGATCGTGGTGCCGAGGTCGGCGTTCGTCTGGTCGCCGATGGCTGCGAGGAAGCCGAGCTTCCATGCGTCGCCAGCGCCCCACGGGGCGTTCACGGCGGAGGCTCCGCCGCGGGCGGGGTTGCCGATGTCGCCCTGGGACCGGCCCGAGGTGAGGGTGCCGGTTTGCTGTTGAACGAAGAAGGTCCGCATCGTGGGCGTGGGGGTGTCAACTGTTCGCGGGCGGGGGAGGGGTTAACCGCGGCGGTCGCGGCGGTCGCGGCGGAATTCGGGAGCGCCGCGCTCGCCGCGTTCGCCGCGGTAATCTTCCAAGTGAAGAGCGAACGCCCAACGTCCAACGCCCAACGTTCAATGCAGGAGCAGAGTCGCTAGTTCACCACGGCTTCGTCGAAGACTTTTGTTTCCGCGGAGACGTACGTGATCTGACCTTGAGAATTCAGAGTGGCGTTCCGCACGAATATCAGCAAGCGGTTCCCGCTTTTCACGAATCGCGCGAAGCCTTGAGCGACCAACTGAATGGAGTCGTAGGTCGGCGCGAGATCCACGGCAGCCGTGTCCTTGCCTTTGCTGGTCAAGGTCAAATCCCAAAAGTCCGTCTGAGCGGTGGTTCCGCCGCTCGTGTAGTAGTTGCTGCACGCCGTGCCCGGCAGATCGTCAATCGGCCCCCATCGGCTCTGACTGACGACCGGGATGTTTCCGGCCCCCAGTGTGACAGTGGCGAGCAGGTAGTGGCGCGTCGCCGTGAGGTTGTCGTCTGCCGGCACCGCCGCCGCCGCTTCGATTGTGCGGGTGGAGATCGTGCTGACAATATCACCGTTCGCCTTCACGCGCCTGTCCCACGTCACCTTGGCGTAGATTTTGTCGTTGTTCGCGACGGGCAGCGTGACAATCGGGCTGTCATTCACCGAGAATCCAGCGGGCAGGCTTCCGAACAGCGTGCCGTTGTAAATCGCGACGTAGTAAGCACTCGATGGCTCGATGTGAAACTCGCGATGTGCGCCGGGCAGATATTCCAGCGGCCCCCATCGTGTCTGCTCAACGGTAATGCGCCCACCAGCAATGCTGATGGTCGCAATCGCCGTGTAAAACAAGCCCTGTTCAGGGGCGTCCGCTGGCATCGTGCCTGCGTGATATGTCAGAGCTGGAGTCGCTGCGTATTTGTCGAGCTTCACGTACACGGTGTCGCCGTCTGCGACGTAGAGCGTGAAGTACTCGCCGCGCCCCGGCGAAAAGAATCCGCCAGTGCCTTTGATGCCCATCCATGTGCCAGCCATGATTCGCACGGACGGATCGGAATCGCGAAGCGGGGACACGTCGAACTCTCGCAAGTGCTGGTATCGGCCAGAGTATTGCAGCGGCCCCCATAGAGTTTGCTCAGTGGAAACGAGACTGTCGGCAACGCTGACGGTCGCAAGTTGGCGGTAAAACAAGCCATCCGAAGGAACGTCGGCGGGCACTGTTGCTCCGGCGAGGATGTCCAAGGTTCCGGCTGAGGTGAGTTCGTGGTAGTCGAGCTTGAGGTAGATCTTGTCGCCGTTCGCGACGGTGAGCGTGTGATACGCGCCGCGCGTGCCCGCCTCGGTAGCTCCGGCCTTGCGGATTCCCATCCATGTGCCGTCCATCACCTTCACGGTGAGGTCGGAATGACTGAGCACGGAGATGTCGAACTCGCGCAGCGGGGAAACGGGGTTCGCCTGGGGCGCGGGCGGGACGAGGAGCATCGTGTGGCCGGGGCGGTGCAGTGCTTGGAGCTGGCCGCCGACGGGCGGGAAGTTGGCGGCGCTGTGCTTGAAGCGGTTCATGGTTGCTCGAATCCCTCGCGGTTCATGGCTATTCCGTCACGATGTCGTACGCGACTTCGTTCCAGCCGGTCTCGCTGCCGACGTATTCCTGAGTCATCTTCCAGACGGTGAGCGAGTTCACGCCGCCGACTCGCGCTGCGCTTGGGGCGCTGCGCAGCCAGTTCTTCACGCCGCTATTGTTGACCGCTCCGGAGGGCTTTTCGACGATGACGGACTTGAATGGGAAGCTCGGGTCTTTCCACGAATACCATGTCGCGCGGAGCACGGGCGTGTTGCGCTCGTAGAAGCGCATCGGGCGCAGGCTTGCCGGTGCGTCTGGACCGAGGAAGCCGAGGAAGCCGGTGATCTTGTTGCCGGACTGAGTGACGCTGAAGCGGGCTCCGTTTGCGCCTTCCGCGAAGCCGCTGCCTGCGCCGCCGAGCGCGGTGATGCTGCCTTCGGTGCCGGCCATTTCCGACGTGAAGAACTTGGGATGCGCCTCGATCGGGATCATCTCCTTGCTCGGCATGGGGATGACGATGCGTTGCGTGTCCACGCGTCCTTCGGTGCCGATGCAGTCGAATGTCGCGAGGACTTTCTCCAGACGGCCGTAGCGGAGGCGCATGCCGTAGAGCATCACGTCGTCCGTCTGCGGATGCGGACCGCCCATGAGGTATCTGAGATTGGCCTCGTTCTGCAGATCGGTCTCGACGACGAGCGTGCCTTCGATGAGGCCGTCGTCGTGAAAGATGAGTTCACTGTCTGGCTGGACAGAGTAGCCGCCTGGGAGTTCGCCGAATGTGCGGATGGCCATGGTCAGCGCTCCTTGTCGAAGTTGTCCACGCTCACGGGTCGCGCGGTAGGATAGACGCCGGCGGGCATGTTTGGCCCTTCGCCCTGGGCGATGTGTCCGGGGGTGAAGAAGAAGTCGCCGCCGGGCCCGAGGATGCGGTCGCGGATCTCCTTCAGGTAGTTCGTGCTCTCCGTGATCTTCACTTCCATGCCGCCGAAGGTCGCCATCGGACCGCCGCCGCCCATCTCGGCGATGTGACCGGCCTTCACGGTGAGGTTGGACGGCGCGTTCAGCTCCTTGCCGATGGACATGATCTCGGACTCCATGCCTTTGCCCTTCATGAGCAGATCGAATGCTTTCTTCGGATCCTTCTCGGCGGTCGCGGCAGTGAGGATGCGCAGTCGCTCGCCGGTGAGCGCCTTCAGCTTCTCATCGAGGTTCACCTGCAAGAGCTGAGAGTTGCGGAAGTCCATCTCGTGCTGGCGCTCCGCCATCGCGGCGCGTTCGCTTGCGTTGCCGAACATTTTCTCCGTCGTGCCGGTGCCGGTGAGCGCCTTGTTTCCGCCCCCCATCGCGGTCACGGCGCTCTTGACGGTCGTCAGGGGATTGGTGAATGCGGCGCGCTCCGGGTGTGCGGCGAGTTCCTTCTCGGCCTCTTCTTTCGCGATGCGCTTGCCGCGTGCGCTCATCGGATCGTAGCCGGTGAGGCCAAAGCTGAGCTTGTTGGCGAGCCAGTTCGCGGTGTCCACGAGCTGCACCACGCCTTCGATGGAGTTCGCGAGGACGGACGTGGCGCCTTGCTTGGCGGTTCGTCCCACGCTCTCCGCATTGAGGATCTGCTCCGCCGCGCCGGAGTTTGCCATCGCAGCGCGGGCGGCGGTTTCATCGGCCACCTTGGCTTCCTTGGCCTCGTCGATCTTGGCGAGCGTGTCGTCGCCGATGACCTTGGTGTCGCTCATGTCCCGCGCGAGTGTGTCGCGGTCGCGTCCGAGGAGCTTCAGCACGCTGCGATTCTTCGTGCCCATCACTTCGAGGAATTGCAGCGCGACGTCGCTGGCGGCTCCATTCTTCGAGAGTTCCTTGAACGCGTCCGAGAGCGTGAGCACCTGTTCGGTGAGCGACTGCGCGGCAAATGCCTTCTCATCAATGCCGAGGTTCGCGAATGCTTCCTTCGCGTTCGGATCGCCGGCGATAGCCGAGCCTGCGAGGGTGCGCAGCTTCAGCATTCCCCTGAGCGTCTCGCCGCTGTCGGCGTCGGCTCGCTTCATCGCGTAGGAGAAGCGCTGTGCCTCGTCGGCGCTCACGCCGAGGGATGCCTGCACGTCTTCGAGTTCGTCCTTGAACTGCTTGATGTCCTCGATGCCGTCGCGCAGCGCGTCGAATGCTTTCTCGAACAGACGCTCCGCGCCAATGCCTGCGGCGATCTTCGTGCCGAGGCCGCCCAGGTGCGTGGCGAATCCGTTCACCTTCGCGCGCATGGAGTCGAGGCCGGACTCGAAGCCCTTCGGGTTCGCGTTGATGTCGATCGTTACGGCCATCAGCGTTTCCTCCGTTTGTCGGGCTTGGGCTCGCGCGGCTTGGGCTGGCCCTGCCACATGCCTTTGCTGCGCACCCATGCGTCGGCGAATGCCTTGCCGCGCTCGGCGAGGACGCGCTGGTAGTCGCGCCGGCGTGCGAGCCAGCGGTCGGCGAAGGCGGTGCCGTGCAGCTTCACGACGAGGTCGTATTGTTCCTGCTCCGAGAACGTCGAGATGTCGGGACGCTCGGCTGCCTTCTTCATCGCGGCGGCGAGTTCGGGAGTCATGAAGGAAGTGCCGCATCCGTCTTGCTCGGCGATTGCGGCTGCGTAGAAGCGCAGCAGGCAGAGGGGCATCGCGTAGATGCGCTCTTCCGTGAAGGAGCCGGTGCGCAGCAGTCGCACGGCCATAGTCAGGGCAAAGGGTGCGGTGAGGGAGCGACCGCCGCCGTCGGTATTGTTCAGCAGCTCGGGGCCGGACTGGCAGCGAATCCACCACGGGACGAACTGTTCATTGAGCGCCTGCTCGATCGGGCTTGGCTGGCCGGCGAACTTCGCGGCCGTGTGCGCGGTGAGCAGCAGCTCTTCCTCGGGAGTCGGCGAGAAATCAATCTCCGCGGTGAAGGGCCAGCGGGCATCGCGCAGGATGCGGATGGCGGCGAAGAAGTCCGGGATGCCAATCTCGAAGTCGGCGTTGCCGAGCTGGAGGAGCGGCGAGCCGAGTGCTTGGAGGTAGATGAGATGGCCGAGGCAGACGGGGCGGAGGAGAGAGTGCGCAGTGCTCAGTGCGCAGTGCTCAGTGGCCGGTGGTTCAGTCTGAGGACTGAGCACTGAGGACTGAGCACTTCCGCCAGCGGTGAGGCCGAAGTCTAGCGCGAGCGGAGCGGCGAACCATGCCTGGTTCCAGCGCTCAAATGGGTCCTGGAAGTCGGGTGCGTCAGACACATCACTAGACGGGGCTGTGCGGCGCAGGCGCGGGTTCCTCGGCGGGAAGTGTGGCGGCGAGGCGATCGGCCTCGGCGGTCAGCGAGGCAGAGCGCGCCGGGTTGTCCGCGAGGCACATCTTTGCGCGATGACGCAGACTCTTGAGGGTCTCCTTGCGAGAGGCGAGCTGTTGCGGAGTGAGGGCGGGAGTGGGCATGGCTTAGGCGGTGTAGTCGATGTGTTCCGACTTCTCGATGGACAGCTCGACGATGTTGAAGCCGCGATTGTTGAACTTCCGGCCCACGCGGGTGATGAGATAGTACAGCTCGTCCCAATTCTGGAAGGTCGTGAACGGTTCCGGGAGCACGTAGCCCTCGCGGATGATGAGCGTGACATTGCCCGTGGTGGTAATGTCGTCGCCGCGGTTCTGGATCTTGTTGCCCATCTCATCGAGGACGGAGGCCACATTGGCGCACACATCCTCAAAGCTGGCGTCGGTGATCGTGGCGTCGGCGATAGACCCGTCGATGCCGAAGAGGTGGATTGTGCCGTAGTCTTCCATGATGAGCGGCGCGGGGTGTCAAAGGGCGGGCGGGATTAAACCGCGGCGGGCGCGGCGGGCGCGGCGGAGACGGTGAAGAACGGTGGCAACCATCCCGCTTCGCCGCGTTCGCCGCGTTCGCCGCGTTCGCCGCGGTTCATTCGGATGCAGGGTCGCCGTTCTGGGCGACGAACTCCAGGGCGAACTGGGCGAGGCGGGCCTTGTCCTTCATGCCGACGGAATCCTCGACTTCGGAGACGGCGAAGATGGCGAGGCCGGACGTGGGGTGAAGTGTGCCGCCGGGGTTCAGATCGGTTCGCAGGCCACGGAAGCTCGCGCGCTCGGGCGTGCGGTCGGCGGGGAGGGCGGCTCCGGAGGCGAGCAAGTCCTGCAGTTGGCCGCACCACAGCGCGGCCGTGGTGTGGAAGTCGAGCGACTGATGCACGCGAAAGGTGAACTCGACTTGCGCGACTTTGGGCAGTCCCGAGCCGACGACTTCGGCGAATTGCGGATGCGTGTTCGCGGAACGGCAGAGGATGGAGAGCCAGGGCACCTCGGGCACGCCGGGCTCGTGTGCGCCGATGATGGTCAGCTCGGGCACGAAGAGCGCGCCGCGTTTGGCGCGCAGCCACTTGGCGAGCGCGGCCTCGAGCTTGATCGGGAGCGGGGCGGCGAGCGTGGTGTAGTCGGGCATGTTTGCGGGGGCGCGTCAAAGTGTGGCCCGGGGAGCTTCTCGGCTCGCGGCTGTGATTGGTGACTGGTGAGAAGTGACTGGTCGGACTCACCACGGGACCGTGGCGGACTATTCACCAGTCACCAGTCACCAGTCACATCTTCCCAGCGCGGCTGTGATTGGTGACTGGTGAGAAGTGACTGGTCGGACTCACCACGCCGCGACCGCATTGACGCTCCCGCTCTCACATGCCCGTCGCGCCGCAATTCACCGTGAACACGAAGGCGCTCTTCGACGCGCTGCGTGAGTTCCAGGCGTCATCGAAGAAGGACTTCGGCGAGAACCTGCTGCTCGCCGGACGTGGCGTGATCCGCAACGTCATCGCCATCACGCCGCCGAATCGCATCGAGCAGCGCGACGTGTCCGGCATCGGAGCCGACGGACAGGAACTCACCGGCACGATGAGCACGGCCATCGGCGGGGTGCAGGCGCGCAAGCAGGGCGAGGCCGCAATCATGTCCGACCTCTACCGCATCTTCTTTCCCGCGAGCGCGGGCTTCATGAAGAAGTTCCTGCACGCAAACCCGGACGGCACGCAGGCGCGCGACTTCGCGCACAAGGGGCAGAAGAGCATCGGCACCGTGATGGTGCGCGTCATGTCGCGCGAGCAGATGCGCTCCTTTCACAGGGGAAAGAAGAACAGCAAGGGCCGAGTCCGAGGCGGCGGCGAAGGCGGACAGCTCAACTTCGACCACGCCGAGTCGCTGAAGACCGGCATGAACAAGGCGCAGCTCTCGGGTCTGGAATTCGCCATCGTCTCCCCCGCGGACTTCAAAGCGTATGCCGCCGAGATCAAGACGCACGTCGGCTGGCTCGGCCACGGATGGAGCGCCGCGGCCTCCAAGCTCAAGGTGAAGATGCCGAAGTTCATGGACCGCTTCGAATCGCAGTCCGGCGGCATCAGCATCGAGATGGGGCCGGACAAGTTCTCAATCAAAGCCACGAACACCGTCGGCTACGCAGACGACGTGCGAGGCTACCAGCGCCGGATACAGGAAGCCGTGAACCGTCAAGCCGCCGCCTTCGCCAAACGCACCGCCTTCTTCCTGGACAAACGCGGGATGAGACTGCGCTGACGCTGGCGGAATGGGAAGATGTGACTGGTGACTGGTGACTGGTGAATAGTCCGCCACGGTCCCGTGGTGAGTCCGACCAGTCACTTCTCACCAGTCACCAGTCACGCTCCCGGTTGCGCGATGTCCTGCGAGTCGAGGGCGAGCGTGTAGTCTTGCTCGTCTTCGGAGAGGGTGCCGCTGATGACGTAGTTCACGCCGGCGCGGGTGACGAGCTGGTCGAGCTTGGGCGGATTCGTGAGGCGCGACTTGCGGACGATGATCGTGGCGGTGATGCCGACGATGCGGCCCTGCACTTCCATCTCCTCTCGCTTGCTCATGGCGTTCCAGTCCACCTTGACCGGTGCGGGCTCGCCGTCGAATTCGCAGAGCGTGGTGCCGAAGACTTCCTCGGCGTCGGAGCGGGAGGCGGACATGAAGTCGTCGAAGTCGCTCATGTGGGGCGGGAGTTGTCAGTGCTCAGTGCTCAGTGCGCAGTCAGAGCAGCGTGCGGCGGATGCCGATGCTGACGAGGAGCAGGAGCACGATGGTGACCAGGATCTTAAGGGTCTCACTCATGCGTAGCGCAGGGAGGGCTTGCGGCCGGCGAAGGGCTTGCCCTGGACGGCGCAGAGGGCGAGAAGGTCGCGGCTCTTTGCCGGGGTGAGATGCGTGGGGGCGACGTTCTCGAAGCCTTCGATCGGGGTGAAGGTCACGGTGCGCTTGAAGAGCACGCCGAACTTGTCGAGTGAGAGTTCGCGCGCGGCGTCCTCTTTCTCGGCGGGCAGTGCGTAGGAAATCTTGCCTTCGGTCGGAGCTGCGCCGGCAACGACGGTGATGACCTGATCCGGGTTGTCGCTGGAATGCTTGCCGGGTCCGCGCTCGATGATGGCGGCTTCGACTTCGGCGATCTGCGCATCGAGCTTCGCGCGGTCTTCGCGGAGGATGTAGGCGAGATGGACGAGCTGCTCTGTGCGCAGCGCGGGCTTCTCAGCGGGTTCGGGAGCGGGAGCGGGAGTCTTGGGCATGGGTCAGAGTGGCGAGGGTGGAGTGGACTGCGGAAGTTCTGCCGGGACGGACGGCTCCCCCGAACCGCCCGCCCCGGCTCCCAAAGCGGATCCGGACAAGCCGGTGAGTTGCGACTGGAGCGGGAAGACGGCGGTGCCGATGTGCTTGAGGATCACCTGCGTGTCGCCGAGCACGTCGTAGCCGAGGTCGAGGGCGCGCTGGCAGAAGGCCCAGTCTTCGGAGAGGTAGCGGCCGTCGTGAATGCCGACGGGCCAGAGGTCGTGTTCGGCGCGACCGCTGCCGTCGGCGATGTAGGCGCTCTCGGGGTGCGCTTCGATCATGCGCGTGAAGACTTCGCGCTTCACCAAGAGGAAGCCGGTGCCGATGTAGCGGAGCGACTGGAGGCCGCGGGCGTCGGGTGCCGGGAAGTCGAGCTTCGCATTGCAGACCCACGCGAGCGCGCCGTCCTGTTTCTTCGGGTAGAAGCCGCCGACGATGGGCACGTCGTGCGCGAGCATTCGTGCGATCTGCTCGCCGGAGAAGATGAGATCCGTGTCGATGAACAGGAAGTCCGTGCAGTCGCTCGCGAGGAAGGATGCCGTGAGTGTGTTGCGCGCGCGGGAGACGAGGCTGTCGCCGTCCACGGTGCAGACTTGCAGCGCGACGGGCGGGTCCATCAGGAGCTTGATGAGACACTTCACGAATCCCATCGGGACGCTGCCGTAGGAGGGGAGTGCGACGAAGAGCTTGCGGGGATTTGTCATGGAAGGAAAAGGCGCGCCGGGCCGTGTGAATGGCACCGGCGCGCCGGGAAAGGGGATGCGGAGAGCCGCGGCCTAGAACAGCAGCTCGACGGTGAGGTTGCCGTCGGCAGCGTTGCCGCCGTTGGCCTCGCCGGTCGCGGCGGCGCGGATGTAGCGCTTGTTCAGATTCGGCGGGAGCTGCACTTCGATGTTGCCGCCGATGACGTTCGCGGCATTGCCCGCGGCGACGAGCAGCGGAGCGCCGAGGCCGGCGATGTTCACGAAGTTCGCGTTGCTCTCGTTGCTGGCCTGCAGCACAGCGTTGACGTTCTTCGAGTTCGCGCCGGTCGAGGTGTCGATCGTGATGCGGACGGCGAATTTCTCGCTGACCGGGAACGGTGCAGTCGTGCCGAGATCAATCGCGGCGGTGCAAGTCGTGTTCGCCGCGTTCGGCAGAGCGATTGCGGCTTTGAGCGTGGAGTCTTTGAATTGGCGAGGCATGGCGTGGTGTCGGTGTCTGCGTGGAGTCGGCGCCTAGCTTTCGATGGCGTCGGTGTTGAGGATGTTGTCGGTGATGACGAGTGGGACGCCCTCGAAGGACGTGGGCACGGCCGCGATGAGTTCCTGGTCGGCGCGGGTCTTGCCTTGGCCGTAGAGGGTGACGGTGCGGCTGTCCTGAAGCTGCTGCAGCGAGCGTCGGCTCATGAAGATGGCGTCGGGCTTGAAGTTGGCCGGGAAGAGGCGCATCGCGGCGTTCAGCTTCGCATCGGTGCAGGTCTTGCCGCTGTCGGCGGTGAGATTGCAGATGCGTACCACGCTGTGCGGCGTGGCCGTCTGGAGGCCGAGGTAGCTGGACAGCTCGCTCGTGTAGCCCCACATCTTCTTCTCGTTCGCGTCGAGGATGGACTCGACGATGAAGTCGGGCAGGTCGATGAGACCGGTGCCGTTGCGTGCGAGGCCGGGCATGAGCTGGATGAACTCTTCGCCGAACTTCACCATGTAAACGCTCGAGGCGGTCGTGGCCGTGGTGCCCGCGGCGTTCGAGGTGTAGGTGCCACCGAAAGGGGTGAACGCCTTCAAGCCGGGGAAGCCCTTCGCGTCGGTGCTGACGCCATACCAGATCTGTTTGCCGATGGTCTTCATCGCCTCTTCGGCGACGCCCTTGGCCTCGAATGCCTGGTAGCCTGCGGCTCCGCCGCGGCGCCAGTTGTCAGCGATGTGTTTCGCCGCCTCGATGCGACCGCCGAAGCGGAAGCACTGGTGTTGCTTGAGGGTCAGCGCGCTCTTGCTTGCGTCGAAGCCTTCACCGGCTCCGGCAAACGCGACTGTGGGCCGGGCCGTGCGATGGAGCGTCTCGTAGCTGAGGTCGCCGGGATTCGAGAGCAGCTCGTCGGATGCCGGGAAGACGGACAGCTCGGGCGAGACGTTTGCCAGGTCTTCGATGATGCCGCCGACGGCGTCATTGGAGTTCGCTTTGGCGAGGTCGAGAAAGGAGAGTGAAGGCATGGGTCAGGTGGTTCGGTGTGCGGTTTGGAGAGCGGTGAGTGTCAAGCGGCTAGGCGTTTGCCTTGGGCTGGCGTGCTGCGAGATAGGCGATGGTCTTCTCGCGTCCGGTGAGCTTGTTCTCCGGCTTGCCGCCGGTCTGCGAGTTGCCGGCGGTGTGATCCTTGGGCGGGAGCGTGCCGCCGTTCTTCGCGGAGATCTCGCGGAGGCGGGTCTCTGCGCGTTCGTCGGCGGTGACGAGTGCGGCCTCGGCGTTGGCCTTCGCGGTGTTCGCGGTCGCGAGGTCGGTGGTGAGCTTGGTCTTGTCGCTGTTCGCCGTGGCAAGGTCCTTGGTGAGCGTGGCCTTCTCGCCTTCGAGTGCGAGAACCTTCACGCTCGCGGCGTTCAGATTCGCCTCAATGTCCGTGACCTTCGCCTTCAGGTCGTCGCGTTCCGTGATGAGAGTCTGGTGCTCGCCTTCGAGGGCGGTGATGCGCTCCTGCGCGTCTTGCAAAAGTTCGAGGTCGGTTTTCTTGGCCATGATGAAAGTGCGGGTCGCGGGTTGCGGGTTACGTTGCGCGGGCTTGTCAATCCGTGCGCTTGAATCGCTTGAGCGAACGGAGCGCCGTCTCGAATGGAGCGACGCCGTCGATCAGATTGCGACGGTAGGACTGGCGCGCGCTGAAGCTCTGGCCTCGCATCGTGTCGTCGGCAATTTCCCCGGGCCGATTTGCGCGGACGTGCGCGGCGAAGTCGTCAAAGATTTCCTGCACGCCTTCCTGCAGGTCAGCGCGCTGCGCTTCGCTCAGCGCCGTGCCGGGATAGCCGGTGCCTTTGAGGTCGCCCTCCTTGTTCGTGATGAGTTCGACCTTGTATCCTTGGCGCTCGTATGCGGCCGTGCGGTCCACCCACGGGAGATAGACGCCGATGGAGCCGACGTCTGCGCTGGCGCTGGCGAAGATGCGATCCGCGCCGCTCGTGAGGTAATACGCCGCGCTGCAATTCATCGAACCGGCGGTCACGTAGGCAAAGGCGGGAATGTCGAGCGAGGCGATGTGGGCCGCGGCCTCGGGCACGCCGCCGACGGTGCCGCCGGGAGAATTCACCAGGAGCATGAGACGTTGCGCGCCATTCTTCTGCACGTCGGCGATCTCATTCATCAGGTCGCCGAGGTCGGTGGCTCCGCATTGCTTCTCCAGCTTCGAGAGGCCGACGCCGATGGGGCCGAGGATGTGGACGTAGCCGACGCCGTCCTGCACGGAAGGCTCGGGGCGGGCGGTCATCATGTCATCGAGGAAGCCAGCCTGCGGGGCGGACTCGTCGAGCGAGGCGCGCAGCAGCTTGCGCTCGATGAGCGAGCGAATGGTTTCGTGGCCCGTGGCAGTGATCAGCCAGGGGCGGTGATAGACGAGTTCCTGGACGTGTTGGAGTCTCATGCGGCTGCCTGCTCCTCGCTGTCAGTCTGTGCGGCGTTGGTCTCGCTGGCTTTCGTCTTCGCGTCGCCGTTGGCATTTGCCGCGGCGCCGGGGGCGGCGGCACGCCAGAGGGGCATGTTCAGGGACCAGCGTTCGAGCATCTTCGTCTGGATGTCGTCGGCGAGCTTGGAAGTCTTCAGCTCCTGCGTGGCCATCTTGATGAATTCGATGGGCTCGCGGATCCACTGGCGCATGACGTGGCGGTAGTTCTGGCCGCGGGCGTTGCAGTATTCGCGCAGCGTGATCATGCCGTTGGCGAGCAGTTCGATGAGGACGCTGTTGTCGCGGCCGTTGTCCACAGTGACGCGTGGCGGGGTCTGCCAGCTCAGCTTGAGCGCCCAGTCCTTGTCCGTCGGCCTGCGCAGCGCGCCGGTGGCCATGCGGTGTTCGAGATAGCGGAAGGCGACGGGATTGCAGAAGCGGTAGATGAGTCCGTCGGCGAGGACTTGGAAAAGGAGGTCGGCCTTGGAAAGGACGAAGCGGGTGTTTGCACCGCCGAGCTTGGCGATGCTCCAGAAGAATTCCGCGGGGACGCCCCAGCCGGCGCAGACGTCGCGCATGAGCAGATCGGTGATGAAGCCTTCGACGAGTGGCGTCGGGCTGGTCGGGCTGATCATCTTCGCGTCTCCTTCGGCATCCATGTAGGCGATGCCCGCGCCTGCCGCGCCGACGAGCGCTTCGAGCTGCGCGGTGTCCTTGTCGGGATTGCCGTCGGTATCCTTGCCGGCGCGGGAGAGTGCGCCGAGCGCGCCGCGGGTCTTCTTCTTGCCGACGCCCTTCAGCACGAGCGCGATGAGTTGCTGCGCCTTGGCGGTGCGCGTGGTGAGGCGGGTCAGCTCATGGATGTCCACGAGGCGGTTCACGGCCTGGGCGAGGTCGCTGATGCCGCGAGTCTGATTGATGGCATGGGGCTTGTACCAGTGGATCATGCGCTCGCGCGGGACGGGCGTGTGCGTGATGCCGTCGAGTCCGCGCACCCAGTAGCGCATCGCGCGGGAGGCGTCGTTCAGTTCGACGCCGTCGATGACAGCGAGATTCGCGACCGGGCTGAGCGGGCTGCAGATTTCCTGCGAGTCGTAGAGCTGGAAGCAGGGTTCGTTGTTCCACTCGGGGTTCTCAGTCTTTGCGGCGAATGCTTCACCGCGAATGACGCGCTGCTCGAGGATGGCCGTCTGACCTTCGTAGAAGTTTCGCCGTCCGGAGAGGTCGCAGCGCTCGGGCGTGAGCGCGTAGGCTTCAAAGTCATCCTCGGCGAGCTGGTTCCAGTCGTCGTCCTCGGAATCGATCTGCAGCGACACGCCTTTGCCCACGGTGTGACGCGCGATGCCGGCGACGCCTTCCTTGACGATGCCGAAGTTTTGCCAGAGCCATTCGGCCTTCTCATTGATGCGCGTGCGCGTGTACTTGCCGAGGTAGAGGGCGCTGTCCTGCGGCAGGATGAAGCGGACGTTTGCGCGATCGATGGATTCGACGACGGTGTCCTGGAATGAGTTGCTGCCACCTCCGAAGAGGCCGCGGATTCTGCCGATGATGCTCATGCTTTGCTGAAGTCGAGAAACGTGATGCCGGTGGGCTCGCTGCCTTCGTCGCCGTCGTAGTACGTGAGCGCGGCGCGGGCGGCGCGGGCGACGTCGAGATTTGTGCAGACGGTGACGCCGGTGTAGCTCTTGCCGTTCTGCGAGCCGGAATTGACTGCGCGGAGTGCGCCTTTGCCGGCGAGGATCTTGGCCTTGGCGTCGTCGAGCAGCGCGGTGGCGAATTCGGTATCCTCCGTGGCTTCGAGATCGGCCACGAGGAAGTCGTAGAGTTCTTGGGCGGCGCGCGTCATCGGACGCGCGGGGGTGTCAACAGTTGGGCAGTGCTCAGTGCGCAGTGCTCAGTGTGCAGTCCAGCGGAAAGGCCTTTCCGGTGGGTTGGCTGATTTCGTGGCAGTTACGGCGAGATTGAACCGCGGCGGGCGCGGCGGGCGCGGCGGTGAAGAACGGTGGCAACCTTCCCGCTTCGCCGCGCTCTCTGCGTTCGCCGCGGTTCATTCGTCATGCCGGTCAGACGAGGGCTTTGGCGGCTTCGTAGGCGCGGACGATGGGCTCGGCTTTCGTGAGGAAGATGCGGCGGTCGGCGGCGGGCCATGTGGAGGGGTCGCCGTCGGGCAGGTGGTAGCTGAGGCGGAGCTGCGATTGCACGGTGTGCGGGTCGCGGTCGGATTGCTCGGGCTCGGGGAGGATGCCGATCTTGATGTAGGCTTCGGTGAGGGAGCGGCAGGCGGGCTCGGATTCGTCGGGCGGAAAGAGCGCGTCGCGCTTGCGATAGAGCGTGCGCCAGTTGCGCGCGGTGCGTTCGGTGATGAGGGGATCGCCGTCGGGCTTCTTTGCCATCGCGCCTTCGAGCCATTCGGCGAATTCGCCGTCGTGACGCGTGAAGAGCTTCTCGAGCACCTGGCCATTTGCGATGGCGATGCGAAGTGCCTGCGCGGCCGTGGTGACGGTGAGCTGTGTGAGTCGCTCGACTTCGTACGCGCCGACGGCGAGGCGCTGCACGAGGATGCTGTCCGGCATGTCCAGCTCGCGGTCGCTGATCAGGCTGAGGGGAGAGGCGGTGATAGTTTTGGCCATAGCTTTTGTGCGGCCCAAGGCGCGCGGAGTTTGCGCTTGCCGCGGCGGCGTTCCTGGCACGCCTTGCGCGCGGCGGGGCTTTTGTCCCCGCGCGATGTCAGAATGATTCCGCGGGCTTCGTAGCGCTTCTGGATGCCGCGGTAGATGGCGTCCACGGTCGCGCGGACGACGCCGAACTCTGCACCGATGGCATCGAGGGAGCGGCCTTCGTGGCCGAGCAGTCGCAGCCAGCAGAGGGCGCGGATGGCGAGTGTGTGGTTCTCGTCGCAGCTCAGCATGGTGAGGAGTTCGATGATCTGCGGCTTGCCGGGGGCAACGTCGTCGAGGCCGGCGCTAGCGATCTGCGCGGAGACGAGGGCTGTTACACGGGTTCGCGAGAGCGGGTCGTAGGCGATGCCGTTGGGCCCGGTGATGACGGCTCCGGTGCGATCGGTGCGCGGGGCGGCGAGACGGGCGAGGAGCAGGGGTTCGGCGAGGAGGTCGTGCAGAGAGTCGGCGTCATCGGCCGGTGTGTGACGGGTCGAGGCGAGAGGAGAGGATGCTGGGTCGCCGCCTGGCATTGGGAGCAAGTGCTGGTTTTGTAGCACTTGCTGGAAACTTAGCGAGCAAAGATTTACCGCGATGGCGAATTAAACCGCGAAGGAGCGAAGGAGCGAAGGGGAGGAAGAGCGAACGCCCAACGTCCAACGCCCAACGCCCAACGTCCAAGGTCAGAACTTTCTCGGCACATAGGGAACCATTTCCCCGCTGTCGGCAACATGGTCTGTCGTCTCTATGTTCTCTCAGTTCGCCGCCTCGTTCCCCTTCGCTTCTTCGCTACTTCGCGGTGAATTGACTCTTTTATTGACTCTTTTTCCCCACCGTCGCCAGACATCCGGCGCCGTCATGCCTCGCGCCACTGGCGTCGCCGCGATGTCTGGGGAGCGGCTTGCTTTTACCAGTCACTTTTCACCAGTCACCAATCACTTCTTTGCCGAAGACTTCGCCTCAGCTTCGGCGCGCTCTTCGCGGGCGGCGTCGAGTGTGGCCTCCACGGGATCGGCGAGGGCTCGGTGCATCTTCTCGGTGTCGCCCAGGTGATTGCATTTCTTGCGCGTCGTCCATCCGTCGGGGCCTTGGAATTCGTCGGTGAGCTGCGCGCGGTAGTCGGCATCGATGTCGGTGGGCAGCCACCATTGCACGGGGCGTCCGAAGGCGATGCCGAACTTGATGCAGTCGTAGTAGAGATTGGCGGTGAAGTAGTCGGACCAGCAAAGCCAGAGGTCGAGCTGTTCATCGAGCACCTTGGAGATGCGGACTTTCGAGCCGCGCGTGTGCGTGGGCGGGCAGCCTTTGTAGGGATCGAAGATCTCCGTCTGGTGCAGACAGAACTCATAGACAGACTCGGGCTTGTAGCCGGAATCCACGAGGCCGCTGGTGACGAAGTATTCGCGCACGGTGGCGTCGGCGCGCGTGAAGGTGAACTTGCGCAGCTCGCCGGCGTCGTTCTCGCGCAGGCCGGCGAGTTCGAGCAGTTCCTCGTAGCTGTGCGCGCTGCCCCAGTCCACGAGGGCGGACCAGCTCGGGCGCTCCGGGTGATCCCATAGGACGCCCCAGGCGCGGATGCTGTACCAGTACTCGGCACCTTCGGAGTCGCCCTGCTTGTCGATCGTCATCGTGAGGACTTCGGCTTCCATCGGGATCTGTCCTTTCACGTAGCGCACGGGGGTGCGGAGGATGACGCGGTCGAGATCGTCGTCTTTCACGGCCGCGCCCTGGCGGATGAATGGGAGGCCGAGTGTGAAGTTGTGGAACTTGATGAGCGCTTCGAGGTGCGACTTCGCTTCGATGAATTCTTTCGCGATGATGCCCCATCCCTCGAACGGCGAGTAGGCGGCCCAGACGTGCGCGCTGATGCGGTCGCGCGGTGCGTGCGGGTTGTGTGCGACCCAGCGATAGCGCGCGAGCATCCAGCGGAGTTGCACGAAGGTGATGTCCTTCTTGCAGTGTGCGCACTGGTAGCTCGCGCCGTGCTCGACGTGATCCACGTCGTAGCCGATCTTGTAGCGTTCGCGCTTGGTGGCGTCGTGTGGCGACGTGCGCTCGCCCCACTTCGCGAATTGCTCGAATCGGATCTGGCCGGTGGTTTCCTCGCGCCAGTGCTCGCGGTCGGCGGGCTTGCCGTGTTTGTCGAGGAGCGGGTTCAGCTCGGCGTCGAAGGGGACGAGCTTCTTCTCGCTCGCGAAGGTGAGGCGCTGCCAGCCGGTGAGGTCGGGATCGAGGGACAGCTCGCTCCAGCCGATGGGCCACGGGTCGGAATGAACCGCGGCGGGCGCGGCGGGCGCGGCGGAAGAAGCTCGGGCTGGAGTTTGCGTGGCGGATTTCTTTGCACCCGCCGCGTTCGCCGCGTTCGCCGCGGTGGCCTTTCTTGCGGCGCTGCAGTGCGGACATGGGAGGTAGCAGTGATGCTGCGAGCCGCGCTGGAACTTTTGCCAGATGGGGGAGAATTCTCCGGCGACTCCGGGGGTGCTGTTCTCCAGGATGAATCGCGTGTGAGGGAAGAGTCGCGTGCGGGCGATGATCTTGTCGGGGCTGCTTGCGTCGGCGTCGGTCGCGCCTCGGCAGCGGTCGAGTTCGTTGATGATTGCCAGCTCGGCGTTGAAGCCGTGCATGTCGGCTTCGGCTCCGGAGCCCACGATGCGCAGGACTTTTCCACGGAAGGTCTTCCAGAAGACGGTCCACGTCGTCTTGCTGATGATGGCGAGCGCGCGCACGACTCCGCACTGGCGCAGGAATGGATCGAGTTCGCTGCGGACGAACTTCTTCAGCGAGGCCGTGGAGGGATCGAGCCACACGACGCAGCCGACGCGCTCGGCGAGCCAGTAGAGCAGGATGACGATGGAGAAGAGCGTCTTGCCCACCCGCGCGCTTGCGCAGAGGGCGAAGTAGTGGACGCCGGGTTTCTGCGCGAGGTCGTGCAGTCCGCGGAAGATGGCGAAGCGTCCGGTGTTGAGCTGGCCGGGCGCGGGTCCGCCGGACTCGTCGGGGATGATGACGTTGCGATCGGCCCACTCCCAGAGCTTGGTGCGCGGTCGCGGGCGGAGCGTGGCGCGGATGAGCGCGCCGAGCCACGAGAGGGTGTTGAGGAAACCGGACATGACGTGCGGGGCATGTCAGCGGTCGGGATGTGACTGGTGACTGGTGAACAGTGACTAGTCGGCGGCGCGCGGCTTGCGTTTGCGCGCGGGTTTCTTCGCTCGCGATTTCTGCGGGGCTGTCGGGGAGGTTGCCGGTGCTGTCTGGGGAGCGGGTTCCTCGATTGCGTCCGCGGGTGCAGCGGGGATTTTTTCCGGGGCGGGTTCGCCCTGGTGGATCTCGGCGATGACGCGCGCGCCGATGGTGCGGAGGGTTTCGATGGCGACGCGGGCGATGAGTTCGCGGAGGGCGGACTTGTCCTGTCCCTCGAAGCTCACGAGCTGCAGCAGGCGCGTGCTTTCGGCGTCGAAGGGGAGTTCGTCGAGGATGCGCGCGAGCGTGGTGTCGAGGTAGCGCGCGCCGTGGAGGTCGCCGAGGTCGCCTTCGATCTCGGCGCGGAGGATGCCGATGACTTCGTTCACGTCCACGAAGCCGACGACTTGCGGCGCGGCGCGTTCGGGGAATTGCGAGAGCTTCTGCGAGAGCACGACGAACGTCGCGCCGAGGGGGACTTCCAGCTCGCTGGCGACGAGGAGCGTGCCGCGCTGCGTTTCGAGCTTCAGCTTGTTGCGCTCGTAGTCGATCATCGCGCCTGCCTTGTTCCAGTCGGCGGCGCATCCGCCGATGGGCGGGGGCATGATGAAGCCGGGCTCGTGTGCGGGGTCTTCGGAGTTGTGACTGGTGACTGGTAACTGGTGACTGGCCACGTGGTCGTCGGCGCGCTTCAGCCCGTGCTTGACCATGAAGGCGAGCCATGCGGCGACATCTTTGCGGCCGTCGGGCTTGTCGGCGGGAATGTCGCGGAGGTAGCGCGGGTCGCGCCTCCAGTCTTGGATCGCGCGGCGCGTGATCGTGATGCCGGTGCCAGTGCTGAGTGCGACGGCGAGTTCGCTCCAGTTTGCCGCGAAGCCGTCGGCGCCCGGCTTCTCGGGCTCGAAGAAGACGGTCTGCCGCGGCACAGGCGCGGGAGGTGTCGGGACCGCGGGTGGCTCCGTGAGTGCGCGGGGCGGGGCGCTGGCGGCGCGGGGCGGGGTGCGTTTGCGTTTGGGTGCGGACTTCACGCCAGCGGCGTGCTGTCAGCGCTGAGTGCTGGCTGCAGCGGGCATCGCATCGAGCGGGCTGGATACGTTCATCGCCTCCGCGTGCAGATAGCCCATCGTCGTCTCAAGCTGGCTGTGGCCCATCGCCATCTGGATCGCGCGTGGATTCTGCCCTGCGTTCAGGCAGTGCGTGGCGTAGGCGTGACGGAGGTGATGCGGTGTGATGTCGAGCCCCATCGGGCGCGCGGCATCGCGCACGCAGCGCTGGACATTCGCCTCATGACAGCGCCAGCGAACGATCGCGCCAGTGCGCGGATGGACGCACGGCTTATGCGACGGGAAAAGCCACGCCCACTTTGCCGAAAACTGCCAGTGCGGATACTTCGCAGCCAGCAATCCCGGCAACGCGACTGGCACGCGCGCCACACGGTCGCGCTCTGCGACCCCCTTTGCGTATTCCACCTGGGCACGCAGCTCGGACACCAGCGAACACGGGATGGACACAAATCGATCCTTGCCGCCCTTCGCGGCGCGGATCACCAGCTTCGACTCCGACATCAGCACATCCTTCAGGCGCAGATTCAGCGGCTCGCTCACGCGCAGCCCGCAGCCATAGAGCAGCCGCACGAGCAGCCGCGTCGGGTAACTGCTCACATCCTTCGTCGCATCGAGTAAGGCGCGGACCTCATGGACCTCCGGTGCGTAGCGTAGATGGACCGGCTTCTTTGCCCGTAGTGAATCCACCTTTCCGAGCGTCACCCCGAGAGCCTCACGGTAAAGGAAAAGCAGCGCGCAAAAGGCCTGATTCTGCGTGGACGCGCTCACGTCCTGCTTTGCCAGTTGAGTGAGAAACGCCTCCATCTTCTGTTCCGGCGTCGAAGTCGCCTGACAGCGTTCAGTGACAAAGCGAGCAAACCGAGAAATCCAAGAGCAGTAGTTGTCCTCAGTGGAGAGACTGAGATGCCGCAAGCGGATAACGTCGCGCACTTTTTCGAGCACGGCTTCAAGTTTCATATTAGACGAATGGTTAGGTTGATTGTGTTGCAGAAACATCGTTAGATTTTTTGCGCTTCGGGCACGAGCGTTTCGCCCCCACCGCCACCACTTTTTTGCGCTCCGCGATATGCTTTGGAATCGCGCGGATTGCGATTGCTGCCTCAGTGGTGACCGGAATGGTTCC